AAGTGATGATCTTTGCATGTTGTGGTACATTGAAAACTTTGCTTCGCCATCCTTTTGTACATAAGGCGGGTGTATATGCAATGTCTTAGTGGCCGTGTCAAAATATATATTACCCGCAGTTTCTTCCTGCAATTTTTTAAGCACATCATAAGCCGTTGCCTGGTGTATCGTAAACTTTTCATAACCTATATCATAATCACAGCTTAGTGTAAACGTTGGGTCTACCTGTGCAATCAGGTACTGTGCTATTTTCGCTACGCTTGTGGGCTTAAGAACAATATCTTTAACCGTTTTCCTAAAGAGGAAAAGGGCATCTTCGCATAGTATCTTTAGTGTACTGTCATTAGTGGTAATATTTTCTACATAGCCCGTAAATTCAGTAACCAGGTTGCCATTGTAGCCTAACTTTATTACAACCTCGCTGCCTCTCCCTATTTTGCTTTCTATATCTTTAAGTATAACCTCATTCAAAACAGCTTCAGGCAGCGTAATAATTGCAGTATCTGCAAGATTATCAACACTACATATAATTTCACATTCTTGCATAACATATAAGATATGTTCCTGACTGTTTGTGTAGAACTTAATGTCCCAATCCATATCTAAATACATCAGGTAAGAATTAAGTTAAAGCTATAATCGCTGTATGCCTTTATAGTGTATGCTTGTACATTTTCTCCTTTTGTAAATGGGAAACTATAATCCTCAATAACTATAGTATCAATACCTATAAGTTCAAGTGGCGGGCATAGTACTTTACATTTAACACCTTTAATCATTTCAAGCAATTTTTGAAAGTCCGATTTTGGAAAGCAATCTTCAAAGTTACCCGTCATAATAGAACCTATGAGCACGCCCGTTATATCAATAACATCATCGTCATAACTATACCGCTCTTTAATTGTACCCCTACGTTCTTTTAGAGTTTCGATATCTTTCCATTTCGCTACCGGTGTGCGTATCAGGTTATTTTTAGAACTTATGTTAATCATCGTTTCATACGGCAATAAAAACCAATTCTTGCCCTCATCTATAGAAAGTTTCAATGGAAAAAACTGCTTATCTTCTGACACTGGCGCATCTGCTATATTCAGTTTATCAAACACCTCGCTTTGCACGTTTGTTACGCCCTGAGTATTTTGCAGTGGCAGGAAAGGCAGTACGGGCAGCACGTGCTTAGCAAGCTCGTTCTGTATGGTACCTAATCTTGGTAGGTGCTTTATAATACCGGTACCCACTAATGAGGCAAATAATAAATCCTGTTCGTTTAGTGCCATCTTAATTTCCTGCTGTAGCAGCCATTGCCAGTAAGCGGGTTAACGCATCCTGAAGCTGTATTACTAATTGATCGTTACTGTCTTTAAAATCCTTGCCCTGTATTTTTACCGTTTCTACAAGGTTGTTAAGCTTAATGTTTATTGTAGTGCTCTTAGTGCCACCGGTGGCAATAGCCTCGTTTGTCTTGGTTTTCTCATCACTACCAGTGCCGGAACCGCCCGCGCCAGGTATTGCTGCTACACCAGGTATACCGGGTGCAGATATCCCCGCCTCATCCTGGGCACCTTTTGGCTTCATGTGGATGGAATTTGCAGCTAACACAAATTCGTTAGCTCCCTGCGTGGCAAGGTCTGCAACCTTCTTAGCACCATCGGTAATGGCTTTTTTACGGGCTTCTGTATCGGCGTGTATCTTGGCAAGCATGCGGTTGTTTTCGCTTTCTTCGCCAATACCCATATCTTTCTTGAATTGGTACCAACCTGCTTTTATCAGGTTAATGCCGATCATAATGCCATTTACCAAAACAGTAAAATACAGTTTGACACTTTCAACATAAGCCTGAAAAATAAGCTTTGCGCCTTTCACGGTATGGTCCCACGCTTCGCCCCAACCTTCAGTTACACTGGCAACCCAAATCACGGCCGCGCCAAGTGCCGCAACGGCAAGAACAACTAATACAATTGGGTTCATTGCCATAACAGCGTTAAATGCACCTTGTATACCTGTCCATACTGCGGTACTGGCAGCTGAAATTTTTGTCCATAATTCCTGTCTTTTTGTGGCATTTGTAAGTAAATTTAAGACAGATGCTGCGCCACTATACAGGGGCATAAGGTTGCCAATATCACTGGCTAATGTTCCTAACTCGCTCGCATAGCCTATAATACCGCCTGTCGCATTAAACAGGCTTATCTTAACATCATCAATTGTCGCTTTGAGCCTGGCGTTTTTCTCTGCGGGGCTTTCCATTACAGTTGCAGCCCATTCCTGAGCTGCGGATGTTCCGGTTATAGCTTCAGTTAGTCGTTTTTGTTCATCGATGCCACCAATAAGGGCTAAGGCTGCATTGCTGTTTTCGGCGCCAAAGAGCTTAGTAACTAACGCGCTATCTCCCATTATTTTTTTAAGAGGGGTAAGCCGTTCGGCTAATGTTAGAGACTTATCACCAAGCGTGTTTATATTTACACCCGCCTTTGCAAGTTCAGCCTGAACATCTTTGGGCAAAAACCTGCCTTCAGATAATTTAGCCAATGTGTTACGCAAGGCGACACCGCCCTCACTGCCTTTTTTACCCGCCTTATCCAAAACCTGTATTGCAGCTGCCGTTTCTTCAAATTTTACTTTATTGGCAGCCGCTGCCATACCACTCTGCTCTAAAGCTGCCTGTTGCGCCGGTAGTTCTGCCGAGCCTTCTTTTGCAGATGCTACCATTACATTCATCATCTTTGCCATTTCTCCACTTGCCGCCATAGGGTCATCCAGAGATACGCCATATTGGTTCATCGCAGTGGTAAGCAAATTAGCAGCCCCAACCTGGTCATTACCCATAGCCTTAGATGTTATGGCAATACTTCTACCCATCGAATCGAGGGCCTTAGGCACTTTAGCAATTTCAGGGCTTAACTGACCTAATACCAGTTTGAAACTCTCAGCACCACCCGCAGCTCCAAGATTAAATTCTTTACCGGTCGCACGGGCGTAATCTTCAATTTCCTTTAATTTACTGCCTGCTAAACCTGTAGCGGCTCCCAAGTCAGCCATATTGCTGCTTAATGCCATACCCGGCTGGTTAAGGCTTGCAAGTCCGGTAGCTGTGCGGTCTACCTGGTTAAGGATGGCATCCATTTTAATGGTCTTAATATCCTTCCTTACTTCATCAAGGGCACTATGGAAACTTTTACCCATGTGGGTTGCACCTGTATCAACCTTCACAACCGATGCATGAAGCTTGCCCATATCGGTGGCAACGCTCTTAGCATCGGAAGTGATCTTAAAAATATAGTTGAAAAGGTTGTTTGACATTTTATTTACCCGCTTCTTTAGTACGGATGTATTCGAGTTCTTTTATACGACGGCAATATTCTACGTCGGTAAGGCTGTCGGGGTCTAAATGGAAATAGTAACGCAATTGAGCATCACTAATCCTGTAAAAATCTTTCGGGTCTACCTCCGCAGCCTCTAAAGCTTTTCCATGTAGCTTTCCTGAGCTTTGACAAGTGGCAAAAGCTGCGCACAAATAGAAAGGAACAAATGCTCATTTGTAAGTATTTCAGGGCTTCCGCCAAGCCAAACCGTTTTTAGTAATGATTCATTCCAAGTAAACGCATCGCCTTCTGTTGAGTTTGCATAAGACAATTCTTTTCTACCTGGTTTAAATACGATACAGTAGTAATCTGTATTTGCTACACCGAGTTTACGGATATCTCCGTGCTTTTCTTTCCAGGCATCAATGTCAGCCTGAGTAGGCTTATCTATATTTTGTACTATTGCTTTTGTAGCTTGCATATAATTGTTTTAGACGTTATTTACTTTTCTAAGGCAGATGTATGGAACGGTTACCTCCATAAATTTTTCGCCTTGTTTCATACCCATTTCGGCCTCCATGAATCGGCACCCTTCATCCCTGTCAGTTACAGCCGCATCGCCTTGTGATGGATTGCCATAAGTCGTAAGGATATCAGCAACGATATTCAGGATAGAGCCATTACCGGCAGCTCTTAAAGCGAGGTAAGAACTTTGCAGCATTACCACTTCACCCTCAAAAGATATATTGCCGCTTTGTATGCTGTGAGGTAATCTGCCTTTAGCATATAGAGCCTCACGCTCAATCTTTTCTTTCGATTTTATAGCGCGGATGCCCCTTATATCTGTGCCGCCCACCATTAAGGTTATGTCGGCATATTCATATTCTCTACTATCAAAAGCCATCTTAAGAAGTTGTTACAGGCACAAAGCCCAGTGGTACAGTTATAAATCGGTTATAGCCTTTAGGTAATACCTGTAGTTTTGCAATTTGAAGTTTACCGGTAGATGTAACATTGTTGGTAAGGTCAACTTCACAGATAACGCCTTTACTTTTAGGGTCGTTACTATCAAAGCTTAATTCGCCGTTGGCGGTCATTTGCCCGTAAATACTTGCAATGACTGCCGCCTCTATGCTTTTGGCATAAATAGGGTCAATAGTGCCGTTAGGCCTTACGTTAGTATCATCCAGTAATACTTCAATAAGTGTTAAGTAGGCAAGCCTGTAGGCTTTATCTATAACCCTTCGGTGGGTGCCGTAATGGTAATCATCCGTAGCGGCGCATGCCTGCGGGTCATCAGTAAAAAAGTAGCCTGTTTTACCTGTGTGCGATCTAAAGGTTACATACCCTTTATCGTGCAGAGCTGCAACATCATATTGCTCGGCAGGCACATCCAGTATATAAGCTTTGGTATTTTTTAGCGCACCATCGCGAACGCGTCCAGGGTTAACCTGCACGGGGCTCTTAGCTTTACGGCCTGCTAAAGTCCCTACGGCTGCACCTTTACTTGGTGGTGTGGCTGTACGCTTTTCAGTATCTCCAAGTAGTACCTGGCAACGGTCATAATCAAGGGTTAAAAGGTCTTTAACCGCTGTTTTAATACCGTCATAGCCATAGCCCTCAATTAAAACATCAAAAGGCGCATACTTTAAACTGGTGTAGTTATCGGCAAGCGTTTGCGCTGCCGCAAGTGCAAGAAATACATCTCCATCAAGGCCGTTAGCTATAACCGAAGTGTAAGCACCTGTAGGCGAAAAGGCTGTAAATAGCTTTCTTAACTTACCATTGGCAGCATCAAGCAGGGTTTCGGCAGGTGCACGGCCTGATACCGGCGTAAACCAGTCGCTTACTTTTGTTGTTTTTGCCAAGCCCATTAGCCAAAGCTCGGTGCCTTCACCCGCCTCAGCATAAAACTCTTTAAGGGTTTTATACAGGACGTAATTGTCAACACTGGGAATAATGCCCAGTACGGCAACGTCTACCATGCCGCGCACCATGTAAGGGGTGTTTAGCAGGAAAGTAGTGCTTACCGCCGTGGCACTGGCCAATAACCCAAACACACCATCCGGCGTATCAAGGTACTGGCCTAATTGCCCGTTTTGAAACGTTATACTTATTCCTGGTAAAGGCATTACTCAGCAGGTGTTAATTCAGTTGTTCTTTTTGCTAAAGCAGCTACAACGCTTGCCCTGGTGTCTTCTTTAAAAGCCTCCAAATCTTCGATAGTTGTTGCGGCCTCAATAGCTGCAACAGCTTCAATTGCTTTTGGCAAAGCTTTCTTTACGTCTCCTTTTTTTACCTCTTTAACCGTACGGTCTTTAAGGGTTTTAGCGTGGTTACGGGCATCGCTGTCATTAAAGAATGCTTCACCGTCAGACGTTTCGTGATAGGTTTCAAGGTTTGGGTTTGCCTTAAAAATGTCAGCGGCAATAACTGCCAGTATTAAAATGTTTTTCAAAATCTCTATTTTTTAAGTTTTACGTTAATTATCCAACTTGCCCAAATAAGCAATAGTAGCAGTGCTAACCCGCCAAGCCATATTAAAGCGGTTTGCCACCATGTTAGCGGCTTATCTATCAGTACCGGTGTTTGCTTATCGGTTTTTTTTATAGTTTCCTTGCTTTTCCAAAAGGCATACAGCTTAAGACTGTCGGCATAGCAATCGCATGAAAGCTCGTTGCCCTTTAATTGTAAAGTAGGTGGCCTTAGTTTCCTGCCTGGTACCGCACTTGTAATTTGCTTAAGCACCGGCTTACCGTTTTGGCACTCAATGAGCGCCTTTACTGCACTGCTATCAGGCACATCTATAAAAGTGGTGTCGTGCAGGGTTTCTTTTACCGTAATGACGGTACTTTCTTTCTCGGGAGGTAAAGCAGCTTTACACCCCGAAAGCAGAAAGGGCGCGGCCAGTATCAGTAACATGGCTAAGAACATGCCCCAACATTTTAGTTCTAATTTTCTCATAGGTTAAATTCTTAAAAAGCCTTTGCAGGCAGATATTTTACGGGTTCGCCTGCAAACCGCATAGCCCTCGCGGCTACCGTCGCTGTTAGTGTTACCCTCAATTGTTTGAATAATCCCACCTGGTAAAACCTTTTCTACAAATCCGGTATGGCCTTTACCATCACCAAAATCCATTATAAAGATGTCACCTGCCTGTGGTGTAGTTTGTCTTAATTCGGGTTTAGCATTCCATTGGGCAAGTACGCCCCCTGTCCTTTTTAAAGGATTGCTCAATTTTGTCTGAACAACACAGTAGTAAACAAAAGCCATACACCAACTGTAACCGCCGCCCAGACCAACACTTTTTAAGTATATTTCAACTTCAGGGCCTTTGTTAGAACCCTTCGGGATTTCCGTTACGCCTATTTGGCTTGTGGCTATTTTTAATGCTGCGGTTGCAGTTGGTGTCATGCTTAAGTTTCTATATTTAAATGATTGTCTTTTTTTAATCGTATTGTGAGTTTTTCAATCTCACGTATCAATTGCTCTATCTTTTGGTCACGCTCCTTTATGCCCTGAATTAGACCCTCAATGGTGGCTTCTTTTTCCTGTAGCTTTGCAATGGCCTTATCAAGATGATTGGCACCGTCATCCAATAGTTTCTGATAAAACAGCCTAAGAGTGTCGGCGGCATTTACCTGAGCCTGTAAGGTTTCAGCATCGCTTTTTTTTCGGGTAAATAGCCAGGTAATAAAGCCACCGCCTAAGGCTGTTACAAAAGGCACTACAATGGATGACAGTATCTCATTCATCATAGATATTTATTTATACTATAGCACCTACATACTTAGCCTCAAAAGGCATAGCAATAAAGTAGTGACGGTAGTTTAGTTTGTTGGTTTGGGTTTCAGGGTCGTTCTCAGCCTTGTTAAAGTACTGTTTCGTCATACCCGTTTTTTTAGCGATCGCTTTTTTCCAGAACACTACAGATACTTGGCGGTCTGTACCAGCCGGTACACTGCCAAATGCTTTTTTAACACCTACATTGGTGTAGTAAGGGTTGCCCTCATACTGGTACAGTTCAAAGCCTGCTATTTTTGGGGCAGGTGTACCCTCAGCATAATTTACAAGCTTATCGCCAAAGTTTTTACGGTCAATTAGTAAGTCGTTCCAGTGGCGTGGGCAAAGCACCAAACGCCTGTCTGTAGCAGATATCCCTGTTACTGCATCAAGTGCATCTTTTAGGTTTACCAGGTCATCATAAATTAGCGATGGCGGGCCGCCTGCCGTTCTTACTGCACCTGTAGCAATAAGTACCGGTGTGGCACCCGCTACGTGCGATGCAGGAGCAATAGCATGTATTGCTTTTTGATATTTACGCATGTTCATGGCATACGTATGGCTGCCTGTGGCAATATCAATACGCGGGTAAGCTGCACCTATAATCTGATCGTCAGATAGTGTAGTTACTTTAGTCTGGTACTTATCAAGCTGCACGGTTACGTTATCATCATTGTACGCCTGTAGCGCAATAGGATAAGTTGTGTTGTTAATAAGCACTTCAGGGTTAAAGTTGCTGCGTGGTATGTAAATAACGTTAGCTTCAGATGCCTCGCCGCTACCCACTTCAAGTACTTCGGTGTCAAGTTCGGGGATGCCATCAAGCCACGGCGCAACATTTTGGGTTCCAAGGTTACGTATAACCCTGTTTAACCATACTTCAGGAAAATTTGCTGGCATGTCTCTTATTTAAGATTAAAGATTTTTTTGTACTGGTCGGGGTATTCGGCTTTAAAGGCAAGCTTTGCGGCATCGTCAAGCTTCATAAAGTCCTCGTCGGAGTTAACTTCTGTGGGTGCACCTGTAGGCAACTTTATGTTACCCGCGCTTAGCATAGTTTTACCCGGTATCGCTTCGATAGATTTTTTTACCAATGCAGGGTTAGATTCGTAAAGGCTCAGGTAAGCCGCCACCTCGTCGGCTTTAATTTTACCATCCGTTACGGCAGCATTTAAAAATGCGGTACCTTCAGATGTTGCCGCTGTTTTAGCAGCTTCTTTAAGCTGTTGGTTTTCGGTTTCAAAAGTTGTGGCCTTAAGCTCAGCCGCTTCAAGTTTTGCAGATAAACCCATTATGTGGTTTTCTATATCCGCTTTTTCCATACCGCCATCAGGCACATCTTTTAGTCCAAGCGCAATAAGACAGCGCATTGCCAAAGAAATTTTTGTACTCATAGTGTTCACGTTAAAATTTTCAGGTTCTGTAGGTTGAAGCGATAAGCAGAGTTTTTTTAATTCAGCTTCAGTAAGGGGAGTGTCTTCTTTGCCTTGCAGGTAGAGCTGCAAAGCATTAGGGTTAGATGGTATTGGGCAAATGGTGGCTTCAATAAGGGTGCTTTTAAGCAACCATACTTTACCGCCCACCATTGCAAGGTCATCGTAGTTAAAGAGTAAGCCAACCGATGCGCCGTTAATAAAGCCGCGTTCTACTTTGCCTGCAATTTTTGCCGCGTCCTCATCGTCCATGTCAAACTCAGGCAATGCGGTAAGCTGTGCGCCCTCTTTTTTATAATCTACCCAACGGCCTAAAACCCATTTGTTGGCGTTTACGTGGTCTGAAAGCATGACGGGGTTTTTATCAAACCGGCTCATGTCTATACCTTCAGTGCTCACGAAAAAACCATAAGAGTTTTCAGAACTCTCATCGCTTAGTACAAATCGTTTTACATCTGTTTTTGCCATTTAATTATGTGCTGTTATCGCTAATTGTGATGGCAAAGATTAGGCGGCAAAAACGTTTAAAAAATTAGTTGTAAAGCTGCTTAACACTTGTGTTTAAAAACTTTACAGTGTTGTAAAGCTGCTTTACAGGTAATTTTTTAAGGCGGCAGTTACATGCACATTTGTGGTACTAAATGGTAGTAAATGGCAAAAGATACAGTAAGGATAAAAGCAGAGGGTTATTATATAGAGAACATAGATGCATCGCAAAAAGAAGTTGCTGCACTATATAAGGTAACCGAAAAGACAATCGGCACATGGGCCAAAACGTATGAGTGGGAACAAAAACGGCTCGACTTTCACGCATCGCCCACACGCATAAAACAGCTA